GGAAAATTAATGAAATTTTCTCATGATTTTTGGAGACTGTTTTAAACAGCCTATCAATGAATTTCATGGTTAGTGGGTTCAAATTGTCACCCATCTTTAATCTATATAATATATAGTAGAAAAAACCTTTAATGTTCCTTGATGAAAAGAACAATTTGTTAATATCTTTAAAAAATATTGACTTGTACCACTTGTGGCCATAAGTTCCAAAAATATTTATGGTTATAGCAGAACATATTCTCCAAACTTCCAAGATACTTATGAATCCTTTATTATAAAGTTCAATCTGCTCAATTATTAATTCAGCATAACCAAGAAGGTCTTTGTGGTCAATTATTTTCCCACTAGAGATAGGAGAGTTAAGTAATATTACATTGTCTATCCTAACTGACCTCTTTTTACCAAATTCACAGGTGATTACTTCATGAGTAATCCCTTTTGTATCCACTATAATACATGGATATTTGGATTTGTCAATGGAAATTTTTAATCCCATCATTTTTGTTATTTTTAAATACCAATATGTAATAGTATTTGGAAGTTGCATTTCTGGTGTTTTAGTAACATCATAATTTGGATCATTATATAAAATGTCATCACCTAGTATTCCATATTTAATATTAGATATGATTAAACCTGCTAATAATATGCATTTTCGAGTTAGCCCATGATGAAATAGAGCGGATGAGGACCAAGAGGAAATAATTCCCATTGGTGTACCTGAATACTTGATATTCACTTTCCCCAAAGTTCTTGAATAAAATTCACGACCTGTAGTTATGATATATTGCCATAACTTTCCGATTTCACTTTGAACAGATTTATCTGCTCCAAATAACTTACTAATAAATTCTATTGATAAGGATGAATACTGGACATTTAATCTATCTGTCCAAGATGAGTGATCCATACACACCCATTTTTCTCCATTGTTACTCATTATAGTATCATGTATTTTTTCCTGATTGTAGGTAAAATCGTTTTTTAGGGATCTTAAGAACCTCATGATTATAGAATCAAAAGGTAATAATACGTATTCTGTATACATATCTCCTATGGCTATCCACCTAGTTTTAATGAATCTCTCATTAAATCCAACTATTCTTGAAGAAATAGTTTTAGGTAAGGATTTGATTGTTTTACATAAACTCTCGGCGAAATATAATATATTTTCTCCATCAAAAATCTTCTTAAGATCTTCACTTGAGGGTGATTGCCTTTTATTAAAGCAATCTTTAAAGGAATTTAATATTAAATCTCCTTCATTAGGGAAAATCTCTACTAAATTTTTATTGAAGAGATCTTTAAATCTATTAATAGATTCATTTAGTTTCCCGTGATTTATATTAATATTAATAAAATCATGTAAAATTCCAATCACTTTAGAACAATGTGTTGAGTTCTTGTTTAACTGACTCATAAGAGACATTTTTGAAAAATACTCTCTACCTTCTTTTAGAATTATTCTAAAATTCAATTTTTCTTTAAAAGAAAAAAGTAAATGGAACTCTTTAAAAAAAGTTCTTTTCACAGAGTCAATTTCACTCTGTGTTGTATGTTCTTGAAAAATTGAATCCGCTGACTCTTTGTCCAGATAGCCTGTTACAACTCTGTTAAAAGGGTTGAGTAAACCTGACATTATTTGTCTAGGTATTTTCCCTTTAAAAAATAACTCGACTACTGGTATTAGCGGTAGAGGAACACGATAAATTAAATTACCATGACGAACCACTCTATATGATATAGAAAATGGTAAATCACCTCCTTTTTTCCTAAAGGCAGATATATCTAAAGTTTTAAACTCTAGCAGCTGCTCGAGACATAACTTATAAAGTTTAAAAATCTTTATAGCAGATTTTGTTGTAAAACCTTGGCTTTTTAACAATTTAAAAAAGTCAGTATAGAAACTGGAAAATACATTAATGTACTTCCTTTCAACTAATCTACAGTAGATTTCTGCTTCTAAGTGAAACCTTTTTTCGAAAGTTTCCAATTTAAAAAATTGTTTTTTAATTTTCTCCATTCTAGGATGGTATGAGTCTCTTGCAGTTCCGAATTGTCTTAAATAAATATTATATAAGAATGGTAACCTTGGTCCATATAGGCTAAGAACATTCAATTGGTTTCTGAAACCTCTTGACAATTGGATCTCTCCTTTCTTGAGAAGATGGATTTTGATCAGTCCCATGAAATTATATTTCTGAAAGATATGAATAAGAGGTAGTCTGTTATTATAGCAACGACGGCGTCCTACATTAAGACCCACAGTGCTTTTTCCTGTGTGAATCCATTCTTTAAAGAAGAGCTGGAAGCCTAACATGGTTACTCCATGAGTAATACATGAACTCAATAATTCATAGAATAATGAGAACTGGTGAATGTATAGACAAAGACCGC